CATCTATTGCAGTTTGCATAGCAGAGATATTATTCATATCGCCAAGAAACTCATCGAGGTTCTGAGGAGCATGAGAGGAAGGCTGCATGGTATCCTTAGTATACCAGCCTGCTGTAGTTCGTTTATACCCTGCGCCCTCATAGATAAGTTTATGCTTATCCTTCGCTATAACAGTTACTCTAGATGCTCCTCGTTCTTTAGCCATATTATGCACTATCAAGTCCATATCCTGCATGAACCTGCGGTTAAGAACGCCAGAGGTAGTGACGTTAATCTCAGAGACAACGAGTTCATCAGGAGTAGCTCCAGGATGAGAGACAAGCCTTCCAACCTCATTACCCTCAACTGTTATAGGACTATCAGTATAATTGAAACCTTTTACCGTAGGTTCTCCAAGAGTGATATTCTGAGTCAAGTCGTCTAGCAGAGTAGCCTTGCCCTGATATGCTTTGATAAACTGGGCTGCTTCCTCCTGCAACGCATCAATCTGCTTTGTCAGAGATACTAAGTCCAGTTCTCTTTCTCGCTCTACCCAGGCAGCCATTCTGCCATCAATGTCTGAAAAGATACTGCCGTCCAGTACCTCATCCCTAATGCCCTGCTTAGTCATAGTACGGACATCAGTACATTTGTCGAATGTCTTGCCAAGTTCCTTTGAAATCTGCCTCCGTTCCAGTTCCAGAGCATCTATTTCAGCATGAGCAGCTACTGCCTCAGGACCTACAGTAGCATCCTGAATCATTACTCTCTCAATATCCCTCATATCAGACTTGCTGAACTTAGTAATCTGCTCTAACTCATGTCGCCTATCCATAACTGCATTAGCAATCTGCTTCATTTCGTCTGGCGCAACATCTGGCAAAGCCTTCATGTAATGTACCTGATAATCATAAGCTCGTTGGATGGTAGTCAACTGCTCCCACATATCATTGTAGGCTTGGAAGTCAGTTATCTTATAATCAACGCCTCGGATGTTGATAGTTTTGCCGATGTCCTTGCCCCTGAACTTTACACCCTTAGTAATGAATGGAATCCTGCCACCTCGGAAAGCAGACGTGCTACCAGTTTTCGGGTCTACCAGAGCCATTTCCATTCTAGCTATTCCACGCTCTGCCATTTGCAGTTCATAAGGAGCGTTTGTGAGACCTCGGAATAGGCGGTTAGTTTCAGCTACTCCACTATAAGACTTCGGGTACATTATTTCTGCTCCGCCAAGAAAACTCCGCTGCATATTCTCAAGGAAGTTGAAAGGACCGAAGTTCGCAAAGAGCAGATTCCACCGAGCAAAGGGCATTATGACCTTGCGCTCAAGGTTCACCAGATGAGAAGCATAAAGCATCCTGTCCGATACTCGACTAACCCACGAGGCAGTTTGACCAGCCTGATTCGCATGAGCAGAAATAGGATTTCTAAGGTTAGAATACCGCTTTTCTACCATGTTATCAAATAGGCTGATAAGTTGGTTATTAGGATTATCAGACTTGAACACCCTCATAGCAGTATCCACAATATCGTCTTTCAGAGTTGCCAATCTCGCCACTACCTTACCTACAGCATCCTCTGTCTGTTCTAGCCCGAGTTTGGAGAGAATGTTACCTGCTGTTATCTTAGGACTCTGTCCAGAGAACATATTGAGGATTTCATCATTAAGCCGAGCCAGTCGGATAGTGTCAATGTCAAAGCCTTCATCAATAAATCCCTTCAGCACTTTCCTAACTGCTACATCGTCAAGATACTCGAACTCTAGAAGCTGCGCCCCTGTCCTAACCATATCATCGAAACCTTCACCAGGTCTGGTCAGTGCAGCTTCAATACAAGCCTCAGCCCCTTCCCGAATATCCTTTGCAGTCATGCCTGCCATGTTCTTGACTTCTGGATGTAGCCTTTCCAGCACAGACTTAAAGTTCATAGAGGTATGACGAGCAAAGTTTCTGGACATCATAGTCATAGTTCGAGGAATCTGATAGCCTGCACCTGCGAGCCAGAAACTACCTTTGACAGGAGACAAAACAACTTGCACTCCAGCCTTGAATACTGCATCTGAACCTCGGATAAAGCCATTCTCAATACTGCCCACAAAAGGACCGATTCTACTACCGATAGTCCTTAAGCCTAGTCGGGTAAGAATCGAACCAGTTTTAGTAGCGGCAGCAGTAGCCATGCCAAGTCCAATATAGGAAGTAGGGTCAAATGCAGTCTCAATTCCCATTCTCAACCACCAAGGCATTTCGACCTCGTTTATAGACATAGTATAGGCATCCCATGAGGACTCGCCCATAGAGCGGTAGTACTGGTATACCCCTTCCATTCTACCAGCCAGAGTATCATCAGGAGTCTTAAACAACCGATGGACTCCAATGATAGCAGCAGAGGCTAAAGGTCTAGGTAGCATATCAAAGTACTTGTCCAGTAGTTGAATACCTCCCATAAGAGGCTGAACAAACATCAGTTTGGCAAACTCAAGAGGAGTAAGCTCAGGAGATTCAGCCTGCAACAGACCAGCACGGAGAAGATTCAGACGGTCTGTCTCCTTCGCCCAGAGATTAGCTCGTTCCAGGAGATAATCCTCAAGCTCCTTTTCAGCCTCCTCGTCCTCCAATTCCATTTTACTCATCAGGTCTCGGACATCTTCTGGAGATAGTCCTTCAGGCAAGTCAACGGCAAAAGGCTGGAAGGAACGCTCCAGTTCATCAACGGTAAGGTTATGGACTGCCCGTAAGGCAAGTTTAGGTTCGGACAGAACAGATGCTATAATCTTGCTTTGAGCCTCGCTAACTGTGCCTTCAAAGTCATCTGGCAGAATATTGTTCAGATGCTCAAGTCGCTTGAAAGTATGCTGCAACCAGGTTCGGTCAATGTCGGACATAGTCTCATTAGGCATTAGAGCAATTATATCCTCAACGCTCCTGATAGTGTGCGCCCTGCTAGATATGAAGGCGGGAAGGGTGTGCAGAATCTGCAATCTCCATTCAGTAGAGCGAAGTTCAACAGTAGCTATATCGAGTTCAGCCTGCGCTTCTACCATAGCTGCATCATAATCTTCTTGAGAATAAGGGCGGTTGAGTTCAGCAGCAAGTCCCATCGGAGGAAATAGCCCTACCAGAATGCCTCTGCCAATACTCTTGAGAGGATGCACTACCCCACGCTGTTGAACTCTGGACAGAGCCATAACAGCTTCCTCGACCCTTTTGCTTGCCTGATAGATATTCTTAGTAACAGCCTCAGCCTCAGCCCTATAACCAGGATAGTATTCAGGAGGCTTTGGAGGAGGAGGCATCGGCGGTCTAGCTTCTGGCTCTTCCTCTTCTGCCAAACTCACCTTAGATGGTATAGGCTTAGTTGGTTCTACTGGCATATCAAACTCCTTATGCGCTAAGTTCAGGAATGTTATATCTAGGCAGCCCTTCTGTCCTTGTACCTACCTCTCCTCGACCTGGAGCGGGTGCGCCTTGAGGGATAAGTTGAGCCTCGGCTGCTTCTGCAGCAAGGTCATATAATCTAGCAGCATCTGCATCTATGCCTGCCAGATAAGCTGCTTGCCTTCGGTAGTAACGAATCTTCGCTATAGTTGCGTTTTCTACGCTTAGCTCTGCAATATCTGCAAGTCGCCTTGCTCGTTCCTGCAGAGGATTTCTAATCTCAGGGAAGAGTTTCTCAACCACAAATGAGTAGGACAAAGCGAAGTCAGGGTCAAGCATTCTGGCAACTGTAGCCTTCTGTACAAGTTCGCCAGGAATCTCGATTTCAAAGTCAGCAGATACTCGAGCATCCTTGGGAAGATTAGCTGGAAGTGAGTGCCCATATAACCTGACTCCTCTGCTCCTCATATCGTCTATCCAGCCGTTGTCTATATCAGCAACTAGGTTCTGAATAGCCTGATGATAAGGTCTTGTAGCTTGGTTGGCAGAGGCTGCAATCTGGGACATAACGTAGGCAGTTAGCTGACCAGTGACAGTACCATACATAGCCCAACTGACACCGCCTCTCTGCATCATAGCCTCGAGGTCAAGTTGAGTAGAGCGAAGCTCAAGAGGCATTGGAGGAGCACCGATAAACTCGACTGCATCATCAGGTCCGCCCCTGAATATCGCTCCTCGGCGGAAGACATCTTCAGGCTTGACTATTGCCTTGCCACTTCTGCTACGCTCAAAGATTCGAGGCTGAGCAGTATCACGGAGAAGTTGCAGACTAAACGTCCACCACTTGTTCCAGGACTTATATATATTCTCATTAGTAGCTACGATTCCCTGCCCAATTTCCTCCTTCCACCGCTCTCCCTTAGTTTGTCCAGTTCCTCCAACAACACTTGATGGGGTGCCTTCGGATAAAGGACCTGTGTCAGGCAGTCCTCCCACAGGCGCAATATGAATCGGGATTGTACGGAAGCGTGTAGACTCGAACTTTACGAGCTTACCTGCTGCAACTACAGCATTCCATACTCGAGTAGAGAAAGGAAACTCCGAATCAACATCTACCCACCAGTAGTCCCGTATCAGTTGGTCTCCACGCAGAGCACCCAAGTCTATCCAGCCAAACATCTTCTGCATCATTGAGAGGCGACTGGCAGGAACCTCAAACATATGTGCTACTTCAGATAGTCCAAGGTCAGCGTCCCACATCGGGTAAGTCTGGGCTGGATTCCAAAGGTCAAGGAAAGCTCTATCTCCATTATCACCTACTGCAGACCAGCAGGAATACCAGCCAGTCGCAAGAAGCAGCCCTATCAAGCTACGCTTGAGGGATTGTCGAGGACCTGTTCTTCTGAATGTCTCCTCAACATCTGCCCAGGCTTCATCAAGAATCACGCCAACTTCAGCAGATGCTGCCTGAGCCTTCATATCCATAGAATCAATACCACGGAGTCGATGAGGAATATTCGCATCTAGCATATGAAGTGTGAGGTTGAACATACTCCTGGGGTCGTTGCCTACAAAGGACTCCATTTTGGGAGTCGCCAACTCATCGACCATCTGGACAAGTCTATACCACACCTTCATCTTGGCATTACGAGGTTCCCAGAAACGCTTGAGTTCATTACATCTGCTGATTACAGCCTGTACTTCATTCTTCATTTGATTTCTCCATACACTCAGGGCATAGTCTTACTAATCTAAAAGCCTGTACAGCTAGTTGGATATGCGCCCAGTAATAAGTTTGTCCAGTTCTTATTTTCCTGTCGCACTCATGACATCTTAAAATTCTTTGTGCCGTCCGTACTTTTGTACTCCATACTACTTACCCCATTTCTCATCCCATCCTCCATTATCTCCAGAGCTACCAGCATAGCCTGCCTGGACTGCCTGAGCACTCCTACAACATACTGCAATAGCGCCTGCATCGTGGTGGTCATCTGCACCTACAACTGATATGCC